GTTGACGGTAACGTCGTTTACAGAGAGGGACCAGTCCTCACCGCTATGAAGCGTGGTGCCATTCTAATACTTGATGAAATAGACAGAGGCTCTAACAAGATGATGTGCTTACAAGCCATACTTGAAGGCAAGCCTTATTTCAACAAGAAGACAGGCGAAACCGTAACTCCTGCTCCTGGATTCAACATAGTGGCAACCGCCAATACGAAGGGTCGAGGTTCAGAAGATGGCAAATTTATTTCTGCCAACATACTCGACGAGGCATTCCTAGAAAGGTTTGCAATTACCGTGGAGCAGGAGTATCCTACTATGGCAACCGAGAAAAGAATTGTCCTTAAGAAAATGGACAAGGCAAACATCAACGATGATGAGTTTGCTACACACTTGGTTACATGGAGTGATGTAATAAGAAAAACTTATTACGAAGGAGCCATTGATGAGTTGATTTCAACTCGTAGGCTAGAACACATTGTAAACGCTTTTGCAGTGTTTGGAGACAAAACAAAAGCAGTTGAACTTTGTGTTAATAGGTTTGACGAAGATACTAAACAAGCGTTCATAGACTTGTATAGTAAAGTTGACCCTACTGTAGAACTCCAAGAGTCACCAGAAGGTGAACAGGAGATACACGAAGATGGCGACAGTTAAGTTAGACGAAACTGTCACTCATGAGATCACCGAATTTAACTTCGGTGATCTTACATCTGAGGAGGCAAAAGAACTATTTAAGGACGGCAGAATAGCGTCGTGGTTTATGGAGTATCAATTACCATATTGGTATCCAGAATTAACCAGAGTAACAGGACAAAAAGATCACGATCATATAGATACTAAAGGAAGACTATACGATCAAAAAACATTTACTGCTAGAGGTGTAACATGCCAGCCCTCTAACCAGCAAGGCAAAGGTAGATCCTTTGATGAAGAAGTGGCATATGAAAAGGCTAATAAATTAATCTACATTATTACAGATATAAATGACTTTCCTAAAGTCCATGTAAAATTTGTAGAGGGTAAAGAGCTAATTAAAAAATATCCTGAACTTAAAGTTAAGTTCAATCAGAGAGAGGAGTTCTTATGGAAATAGATTATAAATTTAATGAAGGAGACATCATAAAGGAATTGAAGTCTTATATTGATAAAACATATGATGGACATTACTCCAAAAACAATTTTCAGGCAACTGAATTTATTGTTGATGGAGGACATGGTATTGGATTTTCAATAGGAAACATCCTAAAGTATGCACAACGATATGGAAAGAAAGGTTCTGTAGAGGACCATAGAAAAGACCTATTGAAAGTTTTACATTATGGAATTATTGCATTGTCTATTCATGACAATGAAAACAAAATTGAGGGCTCAGAATTCTTTCCGCCAGATCACATGGGCTAGAGTATGGCCTTTGTTGTCGGTTCTCCATGTGTAGGTTGTAAGGATACGAAATGCGTTACAGTATGTCCTGTGGATTGTTTCCACGAGGGTCCAAACATGCTAGTAATCAATCCAGACGATTGTATTGACTGTGGACTTTGTGTCCCAGAATGTCCTGTATCAGCAATATGGAGTGAAGATGAAGTCCCTGCCGAGGAGATAGATTTTATAGAAATCAATGCCAAAAAGTGTTATGAATGGCCTGTTATAGATGAAGAACAAGAAGCTATGGCACATAAATCTCCACACACTACAGCAGAAGCTATAGCAGTAGTTCTACTAGACTAATAAATACTTAAATGAACCATGGAATACTATTAGGTTGCCTTCAGGCAGATCCTGGCTGGCAAGGTGCAGGTAAAGACACTGATTGGATAAGTCTAAAACGTTCTGCTGGTTCACACAAAATTGCTAGCTTTATGAGAAAAGAAGGTTGGGATATTGAAGTAATAGATTATTGGTTAGCATTTACCGACGAAGAGTTTCATTCATTAATTAAATCTAGAGTAACAAATGATACAAAGTTTATAGGAATATCTGTTACATTTGGTTTCAGAGGAGATACTCTAAAAAGAGCACAAGATAATCTTACATGGTTAAAACAAAACTATCCAGATGTCATGATCGTTGCAGGTTCTAAATCCATTAGTGATACAGTAGCCTTGCCTTGTGATTATTATGTAACAGGTTACGGAGAGTTTGGATTACAACATCTATTAAATGGAACTGCAAAGATAACAGAGTTCATGGGTAAACAAGTTATAAACTCTGATAAAGATCACCCATGTTTTCCTCAGAAAGATTTAGTTACAAGATATGAGGAAAGAGATTACATACAACCAACGGACACTTTAACCTTAGAACTGTCAAGAGGGTGCAAGTTTAAATGTAAATTTTGTTCTTACAATGCTATAGGATTGAAAGGCGATATTGATAGAGATATGTCTACACTATATGAAGAGCTAAAAGACAATTATGAGAAGTGGGGTGTAACAGATTACCACGTAGCAGATGAAACAACAAACGACAATACAGAAAAATTAAGACTAGCTGCTGAGGCAGTTAAAAAGTTACCATTCAAACCTAACATGACAGGATTTGTTAGAGCAGATTTGTTGATAGCCAGAGAACAAGATAAAGAGTATTTGGCACAGATGGGATATTGGGGGCATTACTACGGCATAGAAACTTTTAACCAAAAGGCAGGACAAGTAATTGGTAAAGGTATGAATAGGGAAAAACATAACCAAGGACTCATAGATATTCACGATTACTTCTGGAAAGAATGTGGTAAATATCGTAGCACGACATCTCTTATTATAGGTTTGCCATATGAAACAGAAGAGTCATTTTTACAAGGTTTGGATTGGCATAAAGAAAACTTTCCTAAAGAGAACTTAATGATCAATGTATTGTTCATAAATAAATTTGCAGAACATTTAGGAGATTTGTTTTCTCAATCTGACTTTGATAGGACTTGGTCAGATGGAAAACACTTTCACGAGAAACTAATAACAGATGAGGAAGTAGGAGCTACACCAGAGGCATTTCCTGAGGGAGGATTGAGGCATTGGATGTGGCATAGTTATAAAAGAAATGCTGCCCTACCATGGTCACATGATACAATGAATTGGTGGACAGCACATCTTCTAAAAAGAGATATCTACTTATCTGATAAATTGTATATGAGAGATAGAGGTCCTATGAATTGGGACTTATATAACTTTACAACTCCTGGAACATATACTTGGGATAATGTATTGGACATGACTTATGATAATTATGATCAAGAAAGATTGGAAAAAGATACAAAATTACATATCCAAAAGTATAAAAATTTCAAGTTAAACGTATAAATATTATAAATAATAGAACAATTAGAGGCGACAAATGGCATATAAAGTAATACATACATTCACAAGACCAAACACAGGTGTAGACTTTCCTAAAATGGCAGATCATGATAGTGATTATTATGATTTTGTTAGGCAGTATTATACAGACAATGGCATATCAATTAGTTTCGATTTATCAGAAGATGAACTAACACTTGTTGCTTCAACAGAATGTGCCAACAGAGCTGCCTGGGATGCTTGGAAAGTAGCAGACGACGCAGATGGCAGACTTGCAGGCGGAGTAAAAGCAGGCATGAATTCAGATTTAGTAGCTAGAGGTATAACCATAAAAATAGATGCTGATGAAGATGGAACTGTTACAAATCTAGTAGCAGAAGGAAACAATATTCCTTAACCAAAAGGTAGCATTTGGTATGCTACTATATTGATTTATACTATGAAAGATCCTATAATATAGGATATATTTGGAGAAATACATTATGAAAATTAGTAATGATACGATTGAAGTCCTAAAAAACTTTGCAGGTATTAACACAAACATTCTCATTCGAGAAGGCAACAATCTTTCTACTATTAGCACAGGCAAAAACATTTTTGCTAAGGCTGAAGTAAAAGAAACATTCCCTAAAGAATTTGCAATCTATGATTTAAATAGTTTGCTTTCCCTATTAACACTTACAGAAGATGCTGATGTAGACTTTGAAGATGAAAGTCTTAGAGTTACAAAAAACAATTCTGTATTTGAATATTTTTATGCAGACCCTAACATTATTGTTACTGCTCCTGATAAAAATATTGAAGTAGATAACTTCTTCCAGTTTGATCTTACAAAAGATGATATTGATATGATAATGAAGGCAGCAGCTATTACAGCAGCTCCTATGTTATCCGTAATTGGAACTGGTGGTGAAGTTATTATTACAGTAGGTGATCCTAGCACTCCTAAGTCTAATAGTTTTAGACAAGTGATAGGAACAACAGATAAGGAATTTGATGCTAGGTTAGCAGTGGAAAACTTTAAGGTTATTCCTGCTAGTTATAGCGTAATACTTTCTCAGAAGAAGTTTATGTTCTTGGAAAGTTCTAAAAGTGAATTAAAATATTGGTTGGCGCTTGAGCGTTCTTCCACAATATAAGGAGACATTATGGACGAAGATAAATTAGAGGTTACTCTTAGAGAGGCAACCAATGGTTGGATAGTAGAGTTCAACCAAGGCGGTGAAACTGTAGAATACATTTTCACAAGACCTAATCCAGCAATCTCCCTCGTAAGAAAAGTTATGAAGGGTGAAATGGACGTTTTTACAGGAGACAATGATGAGTGAACTAGCAACAACTTTGCCAGCAGTAAAGTTTAAGAAACACGTCGTGGCTACTGATGGAATAGGTAGATGGGTAGAAATTGACTTAGGTGAATTGGCACAAGATAAAAAAATTGTAATATTTGGTTTGCCTGGTGCTTTTACTCCTACATGTTCTAGCCAACAACTTCCTGGTTTTGAGGAAAACTATTTCCTATTTCGAGATGCAGGTATAGATGATATCTATTGTGTTACAGTTAATGACACTTTTGTTTGCACAAAGTGGGCACAAGATCAAGAACTGGCAAATGTAAAAGTATTACCAGATGGTAGTGGTGAATTTACAGTAAAAATGGGTATGGACGTGAGAAAAGACAATCTAGGGTTTGGATTAAGATCCTGGAGATATGCAGCAGTATATGACAATGGAATCTTGGCATGGTCAGGTGTTGAAGAAGGATTTGGAGATAATTTTGAGGGTGACCCTTATGACGTATCTAAACCTGAAAGTGTTTTAGAAGCTGTAAAAGGTTTGAACTTTGTAGACTCTGGAAGGGAGATAAATCTCGATTTTTCAGATACGACAGATGTTAAGGAGACTTTTTCGTAGACCTTTTTCTGCGGTCAAAAAACCGTCCAGAAAAAAGAGCAAAAAAGTTTCTGATAAATTATGATAAGGTGATGTATGGAAACAGGACAATTTTTATGGGTTGAAAAATATAGGCCCACGCGTATAGAAGATTGTATCTTGCCTGAGGAGGTTAAGAAACAATTTTTACAATTTATATCTAAGGGTGAAGTCCCTAACTTACTATTAGCAGGTTCAGCAGGAACAGGCAAAACAACTATTGCTCGTGCTTTATGTAATGAGCTAGGTTGTGATTACATTATTATTAATGGTAGTGATGAAGGTAGGCAGATAGACACTCTAAGAACTAAAATTAAGCAGTTTGCGTCTGCTGTGTCTTTTGAAGGTAAAACTAAGGTTGTTATATTAGATGAGGCTGACTATATGAACAGAGATAGTGTCCAGCCTGCCCTTAGAGCTTTTATAGAGACGTTTTCTGAGAACTGTAGGTTTATATTTACATGTAATTATGCTAATAGGCTTATAGAGCCCCTACATAGCAGAACTACTGTTATAGACTTTAAACTAGCACCCTCAGACAAGCCTAAACTAGCATCTAACTTCCTAAAACGTATGGAATACATACTAGGGAATGAGGGTGTAGAATACAATCAGAGGGTTTTGGCTGAACTATTGAATAAACACTTCCCTGACTATAGAAGGGTAATAAATGAGCTACAGAGGTATAGTGTTGGTGGCTCTATTGATGAAGGAATACTATCCAACTTCCAAGAAATCAATGCTAAGGCTCTATTAGACAGTCTTAGAGAGAAAGATTGGAAGAAGATGAGGCAATGGATAGCTAACAATATTGATACAGACCCTCAGAGTATATTTAGGCAGATATATGATATATTACTGCCTGAAGTAAAGGGTATTCCTCATTTGGTTCTACTAATTGCAGATTATCAGTATAAAGCAGCGTTTGTGGCAGATCAGGAAATTAACTTGACTGCTTGTTTGACAGAAATAATGGCAAATGTGGAATTTAAGTAATGGCAAAGAAAGATGCTGTTTTGACGCTTAGGGTTTCTAAGCAAGAAAAAGAAGAAATCAAGAAAGAGGCTGAAATCCGAGAAATTACGGTTACAGACTTATTGATGAAAGGTTTCAAAGTTTTGAAAGAAGGACAATATATTGACTTTAAGTAGATTATGGAGATTATGGTGTTTATCGTTAGGAGAGAAAGCAAGTGATAACACCAAGGACGCAGATATGGTGGCGATAATGAGAAGTATCGTCGTTTTAGTAAATTTTGCAACATGTTTCTTTATTGTTGCAGGTGTATTGAGGCATTGGTAATGACTGGTATATTAGAAGGATTTGGAGAACCAGTAGAAGAGGTAAATGAAAAGGAATTTGAAGATAAACTGAAAAAGATATCTCCTTTTGACTTTGTAAACAGTATCAACTCTACAAAAGAAAACCTAATCGTAGATGAAAGAACTGAAAGGGAGTATAATCCTTTCATTGTAAATCGTGCTATGGGTTTTGGTCCTGATACAGTTATAGCAGGTAATGAAATGAACTCCAGACACCATTTAGACAATAAAATGCAGTATGACTTTCTAATGGCGACAGTTAGGAAGGCAAAAAGATACAACAAGTGGATAAAAGCAGAAGAATCTAATATTGAAGCAATACAACAATTCTTCGGTTATTCATTTATGAAGGCAAAAGAGGCCTTAAAACTCTTAAATGAAGATCAAATAGATAGAATCAAACTACATTTAGCCATGTCTCAAGGGGGCCAAAAGGTCCAGAAACATAAATAAGTTATTATCAGTATAATAATTTACAAAAACAAGAGAATTGAGAATGGTTGATCAAGACAATTACTTTAATATAGACTATCCAGGTTATTCACCTTTAGAAGTTTCATTAAAGGACCCAGAAGACTTTTTAAAAGTTCGAGAAACGTTATCTAGAATAGGTGTTGCATCTAAGAAGGATAAGGTCCTTTATCAGTCTTGTCATATATTGCATAAAAAAGGTAGATACTTTATTACACATTTTAAAGAACTATTTGCATTAGACGGCAAGGAAGCTGACTTCCAAGACAATGATTTACAAAGACGAAATACAATAGCAAAACTACTATCTGATTGGGGATTAGTAGATATCATTTCGAAAGACGTTGATGATTATGCTCCTTTAAGTCAGATAAAAATAATATCATTTAAGGAGAAGGGTGAGTGGGAGCTAATCCCTAAATATAACATTGGCAAGAAAGTTAAATAAGCAGGAATATTGGCTTAACAAGATAAAACAAGATCTGGACAATGTAGGTCCAGGTTTTTGTATTCTAAAATGGCATTACCTAGAGCTTAGTTTAGCCGAGGGGCTGAAACATTCTTGCTACCATTGCCCTCAACACAAAGTCCCTTTAGATTCAGACTTACACAATACACCTACAACTAAAGACGTGAGAAAACAGATGCTGGATGGATTGAAACCAGCAGAAGATAATTATTGCTATGATGTAGAAAAGACAGGCAACTTTAGTGATAGACAAATGTTGGCAGTTCAGTTTATCAAAGATGACCCTAATATTATTGCCAAGACTGCAGCACTAGATCCTGATGAAGATGTATATCCTAAATATCTTACAGTAAGTTTTACAAATAGATGTCAAATGTCCTGTATATATTGTGGGGCAGGTAAAAGTTCTACATGGAAGAAAGAAATAGATGAATATGGACCTTATAACTTACATGTAAAAGAGAACGCAGACAAATACATGCCAAGAGATGATATACTTCGTGCTGAGGATAATCCTTATGTAGATAAATTTTGGGAGTGGTTGCCAGATGCTTATCCACATTTACAAACCATAAGACTTACAGGTGGTGAGCCATTATTAGATAACAATACATTTAGACTTTTAGAATATGTAAAAGATAATCCTAAAGAACTATCATTTGAAATAAGCACAAATCTTATGGTTACAGATAGACGTGTATCTAAGTATATAGAGTTAGTAAAAGATTTACCTGGACAGAAATGTTATGTAAGTGTAGATTCGTGGGGAAAACAAGCAGAATGGATAAGAACAGGGTTAGAAATAGATCAATTTGAAACTAATCTACACCGTATATTGTCAGCAGGAATAAAAGTAGGTATTATGTGCACCTTTAACATTTTATCTATTCCTAACTTTGAACAATGGATTTTTAAAATGGCAGAACTGAAATCTCAGTATGGTGATCTAATTACTGTTGATATACCTATGATGGTAGAGCCATTACACCTAACTACAAGAATTGCTAATAAAGATCTAATAAATAAGTTGGATAAGGCATACAAGGCTATGAATAGTTACTCAGACTTCTTTGAAGAATATGAGATACTAAAATTTAAAAGAACTGTAGAATGGACAAAAGCAAATCTATTTACAGGAGAAGAACTAAAAAGAAATAGAATAGACTTTTTTAGGTTTGCCAAAGAAAAAGACAAAAGAAGAGGAACAGATTTTTTAGCAACGTTTCCAGAATTGAAAGAATTTTATAATGACGCAAGCATATCAAACGAAAATTATACACCCATACAATCCTACAATATTAGTTATTGATAACTTCTTTGAACCTGAGAAGTGTGATCTAATATTAGAAGCTACAAAAGAAAAAGACTTCTTTAAGGAGTCTAGTGTAGGAGATAATCCTGACGACCCTAAATATGATTACAGAAGAACAAGTAATACAGGTTGGATAGATTATACAAATTATACAGCACATGAATTGTTAATAAGAACTTCAAGAGTGTTGAACGTAAGGCCAGAACAAGCAGAACATTTACAGGTTGTTAGATATAAATTAGGACAAGAATATGCACCTCATCATGACGCATTTCCTGTAGAGTCAGATCAATTACAAAAAGGTGGAGGACAAAGAATAGCCACTGCTTTATTATATTTAAATTCTCCTGAAGAAGGAGGCGAAACGGCATTCCCTAATTTAAATATCCAACCAGGCGGATATGAAATACAAGCAAGAAAAGGCAGATGTGTATTCTTTACAACAACTTTCTTAGGACTAGAAGAACCACACCCTTGGTCCTTACATGGAGCTATGCCTTTAATTAAAGGACAGAAGTATGTTGCTAATATGTGGTTTAGGCAACATCAAAGATGGGCATATAAAGACCCAAATGAAACAGATCAAAGTGAATAATTTTATAAATAGTATTACCTCGTTGATAAAACAACCTAGATGGTTTAGGCCATTTCGTTTCGGGAGTAATTGTTTTTCAATCAGTATAGAAGATGTTTACATCATGCTATGCCTGAAAATAATTTTACTCTACAACCTGGGTAACTTTTTGAGAGGTATTTGAAATGGAGCTGACAACTGATGTTATGTTCGAACTTTTTAAGGTTCCGACACAATCTAGAGTTTACTCAAAGATTAGGAATAGATTATTAATTGAAACCGAAACTCCATCTCATCTTACAGATACGCCGAAAGGGTATCTTTTATTAACCTTGCTAACTAATAGGAGGAAACTAAAATGGTAAGATTAAGCACGACTAATTGGAACGATTTCGTTTCAGCATTCCCACAAATAGAAAGTAGACTAATTGGATTTGACAGAGTCTTTGACGCTGTTCAAAGAGTCAATACCAGTGAAGCTAACTTCCCACCTTACAACATCAAGAAACTAGATGATGAAAATTATGAAATCACACTAGCTCTTGCAGGCTTTAAAAAGTCTGAATTAAGTGTTGTAGTGGAAGACGGTAACCTTATCGTCAAAGGTGAACAAGCAGAGACTTCTAAATCAGAATTCTTGCACAAAGGAATTGCAGAACGCAATTTCACTAGATCTTGGGCTTTAGCAGATGAAGTTAAAGTATCAGGTTCTAAACTTGAAGATGGAGTTTTAACCATTTCACTGGTTCATGAAATACCAGAGGATAAAAAACCTATCGAAATTAAAATTAAATAATTAAAGGAGAAGGAGCATGTCAAACATTCAAATAATTAAACTCACAACAGGAGAGGATTTGATTGGTGGTGTTAGTGATACAGAAATAGACGGTAAAGTCTTTCTTGTTATTGACAAACCAGCATTGATCATGATGATGCCTAAACCTGGAAATGAGAATGAATTTGGCGTGGGACTTGCTCCTTATGCCCCTTTTGCCAAAGCGCATAAGGTTCCTGTTTTTCCAGCACATATAGTATCAGTATATGATCCAGCAGAAGAAATACTAAACGCTTATAACAGTAAGTTTGGTGCAGGTTTAGTAATGCCTTCACAAAAAGAAAAGGCAATTATAAATAAACAAGTATTAAACGAAGCAAAGAAGTAACATGTATGAATATAGAATAAATGTTGTAAGAATAGTTGATGGAGATAC